TGTAGGCAAGCGCCTGGTCGGCAAGCGCGCGGTCGGCGGTCACCCAAATCTCGCAATTGGTGTCGCGGGCAAAGTTCCCGTTCGGCAGCACAATGACGAATTCGCCGTGCTCGTTCTCGTGGACGCGGTGCGTCGGCGGCTGGGTCATGGCAATGCGTAGCGCGGCGGCGATGACCTGCCCGGCCGTCATGGTGTCGTGGTAAACCTTGTTGGCCTTGAACCATGCGGCCTGGCGCTCTTGGTGGGTGGTGGCGTCCATCATTTGCTTAAGCGCCTCACGTAATGACTTTACCTCGGCTTTCAGGCGGGCGGTGTCGTCCTGGGCTTCATGCTTAGTCATGGTCTCGATCTCCTTGGGGTTGTTGCGGTTTAGAGTTTCGGCTTCTTCAAGCCAACGAGGCGGCCATTGTCTGGGTTCGTCAGTCGGCCGATCGTCAGTTGCGGGTGTTGGCGGATGATCTCGGCGGCGCGCTGGATGTCGGCGACGGCGCCGGCCGGCACCCAAACGTTAACTTGCACAAGCCCGGCCTCGGCCTGCCGCAGCTTGTGGGCACGCTGGCGGGCGGCGTTCCCGGCGCGCTGGGTCGGGCTCATTGGCCGCGTCCAGTGCGGGTTGTCAGCGGCAGGGCCTTCTGCCGGGCGTCCACCTTGCGGGCGGGGCGGACGGTCGCGCATGCGAGGGTGGTATCGCGGCCGTGGTTGCGCCCGCCGCATGCGCACTCGCAAACGTGCCCGCGTGCGCTGGTGCAATGGATGCCGCACGGATGGCCTGCGAGCGGCGGGGGTAGGGGGAAAAGGCTTACTTGCGTCATCGGTGCGTTGCTCTCGATCTGCCGGTGCGGTATCGCTCTCGGTCCAGTAGTTGTCTCACGTCTAGCGGGCCGGTTCAAGATAAAACGTCTCTAGTAACGGGCCTTTCTTTCCGACGTTCGCATGCAATCGGCCTAACGGCGCTGGCGGCGTTGGGTGACCTATACGCGCATGGGTGACGCGTCGCCGCGCCACGCGCGAATGTTGCATTTAGGTTATGACCGTAACACGGCTTGCCTTACTTACTTATGTCACTCGAATGTATGTATATATTGGGCTGACGGGCGGCGGTTACGGTGGGATTACGCACAACGTCTTGGCGTAATCTGCGGCCGGTCGGGTTCGGTGTTGAATTACGCTTGCGTTTGCCGCCATGTTCCGGGCGATGGGTGCTGAGCAAACTTCGATGGAGTTCCGGACGCTGGTGGATATCGATGATATCCGGGCAGCGGTCGAACGCGACGTGTTGGCGCGGGCTGGCGCTGCGCTGCCTGAACTGACGCATCAGCAACAGTTGTTCGTCGCTGAATACATGATCGATCTGAACGCGACGAAGGCGGCGGTTCGGGCTGGTTACTCGGCGCGCACGGCGGCGCAAATCGGCTCGCGCCTGTTGAGTAATGTTGAGGTTTCCAGGCAAATCAACGCCTTGCTGACGCGTCGGCTCCGTGCGGCACAGTTGACGGGTGACGCGGTGTTGCAGGAGCTACGAAAGATTGCCTTCTCGGACGTGCGCGCGCTCTATGCTGCCGATGGTGAGTTGCTGCCGGTCGGGAAGTTGCCCGATGAGATTGCGGCGTGCATCTCGTCTATTGAGGTCGATGAACTGACGCTCGGGGCTGGCGATAAAAAGCGGGTCATTGGCTCGTCCAAGAAAGTCCGGCTGCACCCTAAACTTGAGGCGCTCAAGATGCTGGCTCAACACTTCAAACTGTTGGGCGAGACTCGGCCGCACGGGGCGGAAATCGAAGGGGAGGTCGTGCCGATGGATGAAGGGATGTCGCCGGAAGAAATGCGGGCGGCGGTCGTGAAGCTGATGCAAGCCGGTCTGGGGCGCATCGGATGAAGAACCGGGTTCTAACGGCGTTGGAATTGCGCGCGCTGGCTGCGGCGGAAGATCACGGCGCGATCGTGCTGATGGGTGACGCGGCGCCTCGGACCTTGAAGGCGGGCGGCTGTAACCTGTGCGTTCCCATGTCGGTGTTGCTGTCGCTGATTGGTGACCATCTGCTGACGTTCGGGACGCGGCGGCGGCTGGTGCCGACTGACGAAGGGCGGGCCGCGCGCCGGGCTGGGTCGTGTGACGCCTTCGCTCAGTGGGCGGTTGCCGATCGGGTGGCGGAGGTCCTCCATGGCACATGACGCGGAAGGGCCTCGCGGCTGCATCCTCCCCGACGCTGGGGCGCCGGGCGATGTCGTGCGGCTGGTCGGCGTGCTGGGCGTGTCCATCGGGGCGCTGACGCGGCAAGTCGAGTTGTGTGAGCGGGCGGCGGCGCAAGGGGCTGCCATTAGTCCACACGCGCTGCTGACCAGTGCGGGGCTGTTGGAAGTCTGCGCGGCTCGGTTGCGGGCTGCGGCGCCGGCTGGTCCAGCGGCGCCGGTCGATCCGACGCAAAGGATTGCCGCCGCGTTCGACACGCTGGAATGGATGCTGACGATCGCACGCGACCGGGACGGGGTTATCGTGCCGATGACGCCAAAGCAGGCGAAGGTGACGGCGGACCTGCTGGGTAAGACGGCGGACGCTCTTGCCGAGTTGTCGCGTGGCTACTCCGTCGCCGCTGGGGAGTTCTATGCCGTCGCGGCGCTCGGGGGCGGCGATGGACCTGCTATCGGCTGAGACCGTCGCGGCTGCCGTGGCTGCGATGACGCTGGATGAATTGCGCCAGGTCATCGCGTTGGAAAGGGCGATTGATGAGCGAACGCGGTATCGGCGGCTGTGGACATACTACCCGGACGATGGGCCGCTGCGGCGCGCGCTGTATCCGAAGCATCTCAAGTTCTTCGCCGATGGGCTGGAACATCGCGAGCGTCTCTTCCTCGCCGCGAACCGGGTTGGCAAGACGGAAGGCGCTGGCGGCTACGAGTCGGCGTTGCACCTGACGGGCCTCTATCCGCCTTGGTGGGTCGGGCGGCGGTTCCACAAGCCTGTCACGGGCTGGGTCGCGGGTAAGACGAACGAAACGACGCGCGACATCGTGCAAGCCAAGCTGTTCGGCGATGTCCAGTTCATCGGGCCTCGTAAGCGGCTGCGCGGGACGGGGCTGGTGCCGCTGTCGTGCATCGGTGAGTTGGCGTGGAAGCGCGGCTCCGACCTGCTGGACAGGGCGCACGTTCGCCATCATGGGCCGGACGGCAAGCAAGATGGCTGGTCGAAAGTCGGCCTCAAGTCCTACGAACAGGGGCGCGGCGCGTTCGAGGGCACGGAACAGCACTTCGTCTGGTTGGACGAAGAACCGCCGATGCCGATCTACACCGAATGCCTGGTGCGCACGATGACCACGGGCGGGATTGTTATGCTGACGTTTACGCCGCTGGAAGGCATGTCCGAAGTGGTGCTCGCCTTCCTGCCGGGTGGCGAGTTGCCGGGCGGCGGCGGCGGGCGTGGGAGCGAACCGTACGACTGAGAGGGAAAGCCTATGACCGAGGAAACAAAACCCGCCGGCGGATCTGCAGGACAGGAAGATTGTCACATCGCCGGCGAACTGCCTGCGGGGTCCAAGCCGCTCTGCGAGGGTGGCTGTGACTACTCGTTGCCGGGCGCCGCGCCGCGCGATGGGATCGGGCTCGGGCCGGTGCTGGCCTTCTGCCGGCGTTGCGATGGCCTCAACCCGCTGCTGAGTAACTCGGGTGACCATGCTGTGGTCGCGCTGTCCGAGACTATCCGGGCCTTCATGTTGCAACCCCTGCCGCCTGCTGCGACCGTCTACGGCGGCTTGACGAGTGAACCGGTGCCGGTGCTGCGCCATCCCGAAGTCGTAGACGCGGAGACGCGGGCTAAGCTGCGGCTGTCGGTAGCGGCCTCGGACGGCGGTGCGGCGCTGCTGGACGACTCGGCTGTCGATCGCTTCGCGGCGGTGATGAAGGCTAAACTGACGGAAAAGCGGGCGGAGGGAAAAGGCGGCTGGTGGACGGCGGATAGACATGCCCTGTGGGCGGCGCTGGAAGCGCACGTCCACATGGAACGCCCGGTCGATGTCGCAAACTATGCGATGATGGTTTACCTCACGGACACGCAAAGCCCGTCGCGCCGGGTGGTGATGACACGCTACCGTAGGCATCGCGGCGGTTTGGGGGAGTCCATGGACACGGTCATCCTCGTGGGTGACCACGCGGACCTGTGCCGCGTGATCGCGGACGACTTCGCGTGGTCGGGTGAGAAGATGGGCCGGGTGACGGTCGAGCGATACGGCTTCGACGCCCGGATCGGCTGGGACACGCACCTCGTCTGCGTCGATGGGGCGGCGGTCGGCTACACGGACGGGCCGCTCGCGCCGGCCGAGGGGGCGAAGTGACCGCGCGCTGTGCCGGTGGCTGCCTCTATGCCCGGCCGGTCGGCACGTCGCGTGACCGCTGCTGCGTCAAGTGTGAAAACCCGGAACCCGGCCTAGACGATGTCTCGATGTTGGACCGCATAAGCTGGGCCATCTGCGCGTGTGACCGGCAATGCCGGCCGGTCTGTCCTGCCACGCGGCTGCGCGCGCGTTCGATCTTGGCGCTGTTGGCGTGCCCGACGCGACCGATGGTCATCGCTGGCGGAAACATGGCGGGCGGCAGTGACCCGGTCACGATCTGGCGGGCGATGTGCCTCGAAGCCGCGAAGGATGTTCCCTACGCATAAAGCGTGGGGCTGTGGGGGTGTTACTAGAGATGATGAACGACAGGCCAATCGACAACCCGACACTGCAAAAGGCGCTGGACGAGGTTAAGCAAACCATGCGGCGCTACGGGTTCGCCGGGTGCGTCATGCTCGTGTCGCCAACCGAAGCGGCATACGGCTACAGCATGCACGCGCCATGGTCGGCCATTCGTTACGACGGGACAACGCCGCTCGGTTTCCGGTTCCGGGCACAGTCGCAAGTCGATGGCGAGGAAGTGGCGCACCGTCGCATCGAAGGCGCGATGCACACGATCTGCCAGCTATCCGACTTCGGCGAACAGACAACGATGTGGATGGAAGACCTAAAGCTGATGCTGCGTCGCGCCGGCATCGAGTTCGATCACACGCCGTTCGGCGGCAGGGTGCTGGAACACCTGGTGCTGGGTGAACCGCCGCCGCCTACCGATGGGTGACACCGTCTCGGCGTCGGACTGGGGCGACTTCGCAGCGGCGCCAAGGGACGGGACATACATCGACGCGTGGGCGGGCGGTTGCCGGCTGTGCGATGTCTACTGGTGCGATGAGGGGGACGGGTGGGCCAAGGATGGCAGCCTGATCCTGTTCCCGCACAGGCTAACCCATTGGCGACTGGCGCCGGGGCCTCCGAACGGTCACGGCCATAGGTAACGAGTATGAGTAAAGCCGTTACGATGGCGACATGGGATGATGTCCCACACTTGACCGATAAAGACAAAGCCGAAATGCTGGCCGCTATTCCTGAGTGGCAACGCGACGCGCGAAGTAAAGGCGTGCCGCAACTCGGGTCTGGCGCAATCTATCCGGTGTCGGAAGACGACGTTGTCATCCCGCCGTTCGCAATCCCGGCGTTCTGGCCTCGGGGCTATGCTCTCGATGTGGGCTGGAATTGCACATGCGCGTTGTTCGGGTCGCACGATCGGGAGACCGATACCCTCTACGTCTACAACGAGCATTATATGGGGAAAGCTGAGCCAAGCACCCATGCAACCGCCATCCATGGGCGTGGGAAGTGGCTGCAAGGGGTTGTCGATCCGGCTGCGCGCGGGCGCTCGCAAAAGGATGGCGAGCAACTCATCCAGAACTATCGCGACTTGGGCTTGATCTTGTCGCCGGCAATCAACGGGGTCGAGTCGGGCATTTTCGAGGTCTGGCAACGTCTCGTGACGGGCCGGCTCAAGTTCTTCTCGACGCTGTCGAACACGCGCGCCGAATACCGGCTCTATCGGCGCGACGCGAAGGGGCACGTCGTCAAGGTGATGGACCACGCAATGGACACGCTCCGCTACTTGGTGATGTCCGGTATTCATGTCTTCTCGACTGATCCGGGTTACCTGCACAAGCTGGGGCACAAGCCCGGCGTCCTGTCGGAATATGATCCGCACGCCATGACAGAGTGACCGGTAGGCGGCAGTGGCGGGGAAACCTGACGCTGTAAAATAACGGTGCGTAATTAAAACATTACGCTGGAATTACGCAAAACGCCGCGTCTACCCATGCACCCCTCAACGCCGGGCAACCCCGTGCGGCGGCTGGGGAGGGTCACGAACCGTGTGCATGGGTTCCTCGATGCCATCGGCGCCGCCGCCGCCGCCTCCGCCTCCGCCTGCGCCACAAGCGCCTGATGCCGCTGTCGGCGCTGCCGGCAATGCGGCTGCGTCGCGTGCTGGTGCGGCCGGTGGACCGATGGCGATGATTGCCAACATGGGCGGGCCGCAAGGTCTGGTTACCCCGCCTGCCACCACTGGCAAGGCGCTGATGGGCTGATGCCCGCGCTTCCCCCTTTCGTGATCTGTCACGGCATCAACGCAAAGCTGATGCTGGGTCCGACCGGCTGGACAACGCAACGGGTCGGCGCTCTGTCGTTCAACACGCCGGAAGAGGCGCGCGACTGGGCAAGGTCTGAGCGCAAGGGCCATCCCGCGCTGTTCCCGAATGCGCCTTGCACCTTCGTGGATAAGGCGATGCCGGAAGAGGTCCTCGGCGCGGCCGTCATGACCCACGACTACGACCCACACGGCGGCTGCTGATGTCGGGGGCAAGTCTCGCTCAAGTCCGCGAACCGCCGGCCATGATGTTCGCCGGCCGCTGGGCGTCGGTCACAGAACTGCGCAAGAAATACGACTCACGGATTGCGGCGATGGAAACCGCCCGGCTGTCGTGGTGGTCGTCGTATCGCGAGTTGTCGCGTTTCATCCGCCCGCGCCTCGGCCGGTTCAATGACACGCCGAATCAACCGCGTGGCGCCTCGCGGACGCAACGGATCATCGACGACACGGCAACCCAGGCGTCCAAGCGGTTCGGCGCCGGGCTGCAATCGGGTGTCTCAAGCCCGGCGCGGCCGTGGTTCAAGCTGAAGCTCGCCCGCAAGGCAGTGGTGCCCGGCTCGCCGGCCGCGATGTGGCTGGATGAAGTCCAGAAACGAATGTTCGATGTCCTGTCGGGGTCGAACGCCTATCGCTCGCTTGCCTCGATCTATGAGGAAGTGGGCGTTTTCGGCTCCGCGGTCATGCTGGTGTATGAGGATTTCGATGACGTAATCCGCTGCTACCCTCTGACCGCTGGCGAATACTACCTCGCGGTAGACGATCGCCTCGATCCCGCGACGCTCGGCCGCAAGTTCGTGATGACGGTCGGCGCGATGGTCGGCAAGTTTGGTATCGACAACGTTTCAGAAACAGTCGGCCGGCTCTATCGCGACAACGTCCTCGACCAAGAATTCATGGTCTCGCACCTGATCTGCAAAAACGACGCGCGGATTGTGGATGCCTTCGGGGTCGCTGGCGCGCCTTGGGTCGAGGCGTTCTGGGAGTGGGGTTCGTCGCAAGATTGCCTGCTGCAACTGAAGGGCTACCAAGAAAAGCCATTCATGGCGGTGCGCTGGGACGTGACCAGTTCGGACGCCTATGGCGGCTGCCCTGGGATGGACTGCATCGGTCAGGTCAAGATGCTGCAAACGCTGCAACGGCGGATGTCGCAAGCGGTCGATAAGACGGTTAACCCGCCGCTGGTCGCCGATGCCGGGCTGCGTAACGAACCGGCGACGGCAATTCCCGGCGGCGTGACTTACATCCCGGCCGGCGCGAACACGATCGGGTTCAAGCCGCTGTACGAAATCCGGCCGGACCTGTCTGCGATGCAGTCGATCATCGCGGCGGTTCAAAAACGGATCCAATCCGCCTTCTTTGAAGACTTGTTCCTGATGATTTCGCAGTTGGACACAACGCGAACCGCAACCGAAATCACGGAACGCAAGGAAGAGAAGATGCTGATGCTCGGGCCGGCGCTGGAGCGTCTGCACGATGAACTGCTGATGCCGTTTGTCGAGCGGCTGTTTGCCGTGATGTTGCGGTTCAAGATGTTCCCGGCTCCGCCTGCCGATGTCCAAGGCAACCACATCGGCGTCGAGTTCGTGTCGATCCTGGCGCAAGCACAGAAGGCGGTTGCAACGGCCTCGATCGAGCGGCTGTTCGCCTTCGTCGGATCGATCGCCGGCATCAAGCCCGAAGTCACGGACAACGTCGATGCCGACGAAGCGGTGCGGGAATATGCCGACATGATCGGCGCGCCGGCCGGCCTGGTGGTCGATCTGGACGCGGTCAAGGCGGCTCGCGCGGCACGCCAGCAACAGGCGCAACAACAGGCGTCACTACAGCAGGGCCTCGCGGCTGCGACCGGGGCGAAAACACTGGCTCAGACCGATATCGGCGGCGGCGCGAACGCGCTGCAACGTGTCACCGGTATGGGCTGATCTCTAGTAACGGGGCAAGTAGATGGCAAAGCTAGGGAAAAGCACCCACGCACTCGACCTGGCGGACCTGTTCGGCGATCAGGCGGGTATGCCGCCGGCCGCGTGGAAGATGCGCGACGTTGTGCGGTCGTTTGGTGGCCTGAACATTACGGGGCCGATCGCGGCCGCTTACACCATGGCGCGCAATGACAAGATGATCCGGTACGACCCTACGGCCGGGGCCTTCACGATCACGCTGCTGCCGGCCGCGTCCTACATGCTCGGGACTGAACTGGTCTTTAAGAACCTCGGCACGTCTGCCACGGCCATGACGATCAAGGGCAATGCCGCCGAAACGATCGATGGGGCGAACACGCTGGTTGTGTCTGCCTCGCGGGCGAAAACGCGGCTGGTGACGAACGGCGCAAGCTGGGATGTCATCGGGTGAACCCTTTCGGTCATCTCGTTTACGGATCGGCGGCGGGAGGGATGTGCCAGTGTAGCAACTGGTCGCCGCTCCGTCCTTGCTGCCGGGTGCGCGACGGGGCGGGGGACGCTTCGGGGGTGGCGTCTCTCGCCCTGTTGCCCGATGGCCGGGTGCTGGTCGCCCATGATGGGGGCGCGTTCACGGTCGCCGAACCGGGCACTGTGCCGCCTCGCGATGGTGGCGCGTGGGGTTATGACTGGATCGATGCGCCTCCGCCGCGCCGTAGCTGGCTGCGCCGGGTTTGCGCCTGGCTGTGCGGCAAGGGCTGGGCCGCGTGATGACCACCACCACGGCGGCCGATGCCTGCCCGATCTGCGGTCATGACGACTGCGACCATACCGATGAGGAAATGGGGGAAGCGGCTGCGCGGCAGTCGGCCGGGCAACCTGCGGTCTACAACGCAAGCGAACCGTCCTCGATCGCGCGGGCCGCGAAACGGGCGAAGCTGGGCGACACGGCCGAGGTCGATGGCCTCAAGTGGACCATGCGCCACGCCTCCGGGCGGGCCTTTGTGTGGGCCATCCTGCAAGCCGCGCATGTCGATCAAGCGTCGTTCAATCTTAACACACACGTAACGGCTTACCGCGAAGGCGAGAGGGCCAACGGGCTGCGCTTGGTGCGGCTGCTGATGGCTCACGCGACGCGCGATTACGCGCTGATGGTCGCGGAAAACGGGGGTTCTAATGTTTCGTAGGTGGTTGCTTTCATCGGTGTGCTTCGCGCCGGAAGATGGCGGCGGCTCTGGTGCTGCTGCTCCTGCCGTCGCTGCCGTCGCGGCTCCGGTTGTTGCGGCACCGGCTGCGGCTGCTGCTGCGGTTGTCGCGCCTGCTGCTGCTGCGGCCGTAGTCGCGCCGGCTGCCGCTGTGGTGGCGCCGGTCAAGATGACCAGTGCGATGTCGGACATGGTCGATCCGGCCGGCGCGGCGGCGGTCGAAGCGGCTGCGGCGGCTGCGGCGGCGCTGGCGGCCGATCCGGTCGCGGCGGCGGCTGCGGCCGAGGCGGAGGCGGCGGCTGCTGCGGCGGCGAAGGCTGCCGAACCGCCCCCCGATCTGTCGGGCGTCAAGCTGATCGAGGGCCTCGCGGCCGATCATCCTTCCTACACGGCCTTTGTTGCTGCTGCGGGTGATCTGCGGCTGACGGCCGATCAAGCACAAACCCTGGTCGATAAGGTGGGGCCGGCGTTCAAAGCCGCGCTGCAAGCACCGTTCGATTTCTGGGCAACGCAAACGGCGGCTTGGGATGTGGCTCGCAAAGCCGATCCCGTCGTCGGCGGCGCCAACTATCAGGCGTCAATCGTCAACGTCGCGAAAGCTCTTGACCATTTCGGCGGGCAATCGTTGCGGGAAGAAATCGCTCTAACAGGTGCGGGCAATGGCCCTGCCTTGTTCAGGGCGTTCGCTCTGATCGGAAAAGCAATGTCTGAGGGTGGCTTCGTCACCGGCCGCACGGCCGGCGCGGCGGAGAAAACGCTCGGCCAACGCATGTATCCGACGATGGAAACTCCGTAACTGAAAGGGCCACAAGATGGCAACGATTGGCGCGCTCGCCCTGACCTACGCCGACTGGGCGAAGCGCATGGACGACGACAACAAGACGGCCGACATCATCGAATTGTTGTCGCAAACGAATGACGTTCTTGACGACATGCTCGTTGTCGAGGCGAACGGTCCGACCGGTCACACCACCACCATCCGCACCGGCCTGCCACAAGCTACGTGGCGTCTGCTCAACTATGGTGTCGCAACCGCCAAGTCCACCACGGCCAAGATTACCGACTCGATCGGTATGCTTGAAACCTATTCCGTGGTCGATAAGGCGCTCGCGGACCTGAACGGCAACACGGCCGAATTCAGGTTGTCGGAAGACCTGGCCTTTCTCGAAGGCATGTCGCAGCAAATGGCTTCGACCGTTTTCTACGGCAATACTTCGGTAAACCCTGAGCGGTTCATGGGCCTGTCGCCGCGCTTCTCGACCGTGCAAACCGCACTGGCGACGAACGCGCAAAACGTCATCGACGGCGCGGGGACCGGGTCCACGAACACGTCGCTGTGGGGTGCTACCTGGGGCGCGCGCACGCTGCACGGCATCTTCCCCAAGGGCGGTAAGTCCGGCTTTGTCATGAAGGACAAGGGCGACGTTACGCCGGCTCTGGATGCGAACAATAACCGATTTGAAGCCTATACGACGCACTTCAAATGGGACAACGGCCTTACTTTGCGTGATTGGCGCTATGTCTTCCGCATCTGCAACATCGATGTCACGCAGTTGTCGGGTGGCTCCGCAACCAATCTGATCGCCGGGCTGGTCCGTGGTGTCCATCGGCTGCCGACGCAACCCGGATCGGTCGCGACGGAACAAAAAACCGACGCGCCGAACGGCGGGCAGGCGAACAACGGGCGGCTGGCAATCTACGCGAACCGCACGCTTCGCACCTGGCTGGATTTGCAGGCGCTCAACAAGGCCAACCTGCTCCTTCAGTTCGCCGAATGGCACGGCAAGCCGATCACGACTTTCCGCGGCATCCCGATCAGGACGTGCGACGCGCTGCTGAACACTGAAAGCCGGGTGACCTGAGCGGCCGTCTTCCATCCGTCAACCTCTAAGCCTCGCTCCGGTCACGACCGGACGCGAGAGGGAAAATGCACATGATGATCGATGGGCTTCTCATCTTCGATCCCGCCGCAACGCTGCTGACTGTCACGGCTCCGTCCACGAACGTTCTTGACTTGGGGGTGGGCCGTGATCTCGGGCCGGGTGGTCCGGTGCTGGATGTGTTCGGCATGGTTCAAACGACCATGACGGCGGCGGGTGCCGCGACGCTGCAAGCCTCCATTCAGGGGGCGCCGGACAATGGCGGCGTGCCCGGAACGTGGGTCGATCTGATGATGACCGGGCTGCTGCCGGTCGCAAATCTGGTTGCCGGCGTCGAGTTCCTGCGCACGCCCCTGCCGTATCTCAACCCGGCGATGGCGGGCAACTCCAAGCCCATGCGGTTCCTGCGGCTCAATTACAACGTCGCAACGGGGCCGTTCACGGCGGGTGCTGTCTACACGGCGTTGATCCCGCACGGCGGGCGCCAGAACAACATCCCGTATGGCTCGGGGTTCAATCCCTTCAACTGATACCGCAAGCAACGATTGGCGCACCCGTTACTAGAGGCGGGGCGTCTCTCGGGGCATAGGAGGTCACTACATGGCTCGTTGGCGTATTCATCAACTGTCCTTCATCGACACGGGAAACAACGGCGGCGGCGCGCTGTTCGATGCGGGTTCGGAAATCAACGTCGGGCCGCTGCGCGCGGCGGTGGGCAGTCCGGGTGATGCCGGTTACCGGCCGGCCGTCGTGCATCGGCCGGGGCCGCACTGGGAGCCTTTGGACGATGAGGCAAAGGCAATCTCTGCGGACACGAAAACCACCTTTACCGGCGAAGTGCCGGACGTGGTCAACGCGCTGGCCGATGAGTTGGAAGCCTCGAAGGCCACGATGGACGCGGCCAACCGGGCAACCGTGGTCACGCCGGAAATAATCGCCCAAATCGTCGCGGCGGCTCTCGCCGCGCACAAACCGGCGGAACAGGTGCCCGCTCCTGCGGCTCCGGTTCCGGCGCCACTGACGGCCGGCGAAATCGCGGCAATCGTCGCGCAAGCTGTTCATCACACGATGGACACTCGCGCTGGCGCCGATGCGATGAAGGCGGCGGAAGCCGCTGCGCTGGCCGACGAGACCACCTCGGATACGAAGTCCAAGGGGAAGTGAAACCTGGCCGGCCCGGCGTGCTGCCTGTCGGGCTGGCCTCTTTTTCGAGGTCTCGATATGATTAAACGCATCCTGCTTTGCCTGCCGCTGCTGGCGCTGGTCGCCGTGGGGCTGTTCGTCCCGATCGTCAAGGCGCAGTCGCCGGCCGGCGCGATCCTGCTGGATTGGATCTCGGGCACCATCCGCGATCCCGGCACTGGGGCCGTCGCGCCGGTCTCTGCCACGCTGGGCCTTGCCACGCACGCGCCGGACGGGCTGAGCGTCACGGCGTCGGTGTCCTCGGCCGCGACGCTGTTCTCGACCGATACCACGGGTTACCAGTCGGTCTCCGTCGCGGTCACCAGTCCGGGCGTTGGGACCACGATCAGCTATCAGGTCAGCAACGACAACGTTAACTGGGTCGCCGCGATCGGCAACAGTATCACGAACACGGGCAACGCAACGCCTTTCAGCGCGACGAACGCGGCGGGCCTCTATGTGTTCCCGACGCCGGCCCGGTATTTCCGCGCGGTCGTCACGACCTATGGTTCCGGCACCGCGACGGCTGTCGCCTTCTTCCGGTCGGCGCCGAATCAGTCGCCGGGCGTCAATGTCGGCGGCGGGTTCGTCTCGTTTCAGGGTGCGATCTCCACGGGCAACACGGGGACGCGGCTGATCTCGGCCGCCACGACTAACGCCACGGTCGCTAAAGCCTCGGCCGGCAACCTGACGGGCCTCGTCCTCGGCAACAACGGCGCCGCCGCCGCTTACCTGCATCTCTACAATCTCGCCACGTCGCCAACCTGCGGAACGAGTGTTCCGGTCGCTACCTTCGTTGTGCCAGGTGCCACGACCGGCGGGACGTTCCAGTGGATGTTGGACATTGGCATGAACATGTCGGCCGGCATCGCGTTCTGCATCACGGGCGGCATGGCGGACACCGACACCACGGCCGTTGCGCTGTCGCAAGTCTCCGCCCTGCTGCTCTACAAGTAGGCGCCGGACATGGTCGCCGATGTGGATGTCGCCAACCGGGTGCTGCAAGCGATCGGCACGCGGTCGAACATTGCCAGCCTCACGGAAGGATCGCCCGAGTCCGACGCGGTGCAGCGGGAATACGCATCAAGCCGCGATGAACTGCTCCGCAAGTTCGATTGGAATTGGGCGGAAAGGCAGGTCCCAGCGGCCTTGCTGCGGGCGGTAGCCGGCACGCCGGAAAACCCGACTGGCGCCTCCCTGCCCCTGCCGGCGCTGCCGTGGCGCTACGCCTACGCCTACCCCGTGGACTGCATCAAAATGCGCGGGCTGATGCAGGCGCAACCGGTGGCGACGCTGGCCGGTATCCCGATCTCGCTGGCCGGTGGCGTGATGCCGCGTCGGCGGGTCTCGCTGCGCGACTGGCGGGAGGCGGGTGATCTCGACCCGGCCGGCAACCCGCGCAAGGTGATCCTGTCGAACGTCTCGCAAGCCGTCTTCGTCTACACCGGCACGATCAACGACCCGAACATCTGGGACTCGCTGTTTGTCGCCGCGCTGGTCGGCCGGCTCGCGGCGAAGCTGGTCACGCCGCTGGCCGGCGATAAGACCCTCGCCAACATGGCAATCCGCTCGGGGAAGGAAGCGGAGACCGATGCGGAAGCGGTCAACGGCAACGAGGGTATCACGGTCATGGATACTCTGCCGGATTGGATCGCGGCCTCGGGGTATCGTGACTATGACCACGCGGACGATTATTGATGGCGCAACTCGCCTCGATAATGCAGCCGTCCTTTTCGGCCGGCGAAGTCTCGGCGCAACTGTGGTCGCGCGTCGATCTGGCGAAGTATCGGGCTGGTCTCAAGCTCGCCCGTAACTTCTTCATCCTGCCCTATGGCGGGGCTGCGACGCGGCCGGGGACGGCGTTCGTGATGCAGACCCTCGGGCAAGCCGCACCCGTGCGGATGATCGATTTCGTGTTCTCGACGCTGCAAGCCTACAGCCTGGAATTCGGCGGCGGATACATGCGCGTCGTGATGGATGGCGGCATGGTGCTGGAACCGGGCTTCGCGGTCTCGGCCGTGCCTGTGTCCTCGGTCGTCAATGCGACCGTGCCCGGGCACGACTACGCCGTGGGCGATTGGGTCTCGATCTCGGGCGAAGCGTCGATGGTCCAGGTCAACGACGTGTTTATCGTCGCCGCGATCGCCGGCCAGGTGCTCACTCTGACGGACCTTGACGGGCTGCCGCCGCTGGGCGCGGCCGGCTGGGCGGCGTATGGCGGCGGCGGCACGATCGGCCGGATTTACACCATGGCGACGCCTTACGCGGCGGCGGACCTGGCGCTTCTCAAGTACACCCAAACCGCTGACACGCTGACGCTGACGCACCCGAACTACGCGAGCAACGATATCACACGCACGCAGCATTGGGCGTGGACTCTCAACCCGATCACCTTTCAGGCGGCGGTGCAAACCCCGGCGAGCCTGAACGTGACGGCTCTGAACGACCCGCTAACTGATGCCGACACGGCCGGCGGTGCGGCGCAAACCGTCGCCAATTTCCCCCGGCTGACGTTCTACTATTGCGTGACGGCCTTGACCGATACGCCTTCGGAAGAGGGTAACCCCACGGGTGTCGTTACGTGCGTCAATGCCGCGCTTAACCAAACCTCGGGCATCGTCAATCAAATCGCATGGACCGGGCCGGTCTCGGGGCCGGTGCCGTCGCGCTTCAACGTCTATGGGTCCGTGCCGCAGCCGGTGAACGCTGATCCGCCCACCATCTTCGGCTATATCGGCCAGTCCACGGGCCTGTCGTTTACCGATGTCAACATCAAGCCGGACTACACGCAAACCCCTCCGACGCACACAAACCCCTTTGCCAACAATAACAATCCGGGGGCGGTAAACTACTTTCAGGGGCGGCGCATCTTTGCCGGCTCCGGGCCGCAACCGCAAGCCGTGTGGATGACGCAAGCCGGCAATTACACGAACATGGACGTGTCGTTTCCGTCGCGGGACTCCGACGCGATCACGGTCTCGCTGCTGTCGAAGCAGGTGAACGCAATCAAGCATCTGGTCTCGATGAACGCTTTGCTTGCCCTGACAAGCAACGGCGCGTGGATGATCTCGGCCGGCGCGCAAGGTAGCTTCCTGTCGCCTTCGACCGTCGTTGCGTCGCCGCAAAGCTATAATGGCTGCTCCGACGTTACCCCGATCGCGATCAACTATGACATCCTGTATGTCCAGGCGCGCGGGTCCAAGGTGCGTGATCTGGCTTACAACTTCTACGTCCAGTTGTTCACGGGCGCCGATATGTCGGTGCTGTCGTCGCATATGTTCTACGGCTTCAAAATCCTCGAATGGGCCTATGCGGAAGAACCGTATTACCTCGTCTGGGCGGTGCGCAACGATGGGGTCTTGCTGTCGTTTACTTACATGAAAGAGCAAGATGTCTATGCCTGGGCGCGGCATGACACGGGAAACGGCAATGGCGACGGCTTCATGTCGGTCTGTTCAATACCGGAAGGCCAGGAAAATGCCCTTTATTTCGTCACGTCTCGAACGATATCCGGCCGCAACTTTGGGCGGCCGGTTCAATACATCGAGCGTATGGCTTCTCGGAATTTCTATCAGTCCGGGGTGCCAAACGTCGCGCTGGCATGGTGCGTCGATTCGGGGCGCCAGTATCAAGGGCCTCCGGTCTCGCGCGTATATGGGCTGCGCCATCTCGAAGGGCGCACCGTGGCAATCCTCGCCGATGGCAATGTGCAGCCGCAACAGGTCGTTGTCGGCGGATCGGTCGCGGTGCAGGCGCCGGCCTCGGTCATCACTGTGGGCTTGCCGTTTCAAGCACAACTGCAAACCCTCGCCCTCGATGTCGGTGAGCCATCGATCCAAGGCAAGCGGAAGAAAATTGCCCGCACGTCGCTGATCGTGATGGACACGCGCGGCCTCAAGCTGGGGCCGGACGCGGCGCACCTGGCTGAGTTCAAGGATCGCACGAATGAGAACTGGAACGCGGCGGTGCCTCTAGTAACGGGGCTGACAACCACGCTCCTGCCGCCAGTGTGGCAGGTCGATGGGTCGGTGTTCATTCAACAGGACCAGCCGTTGCCGGCAACCATCCTCGGCATCATCCCGCAAGTGGTCATCGGCGATGATCCGGGTTGACGTGGTGCCGGCAAGCCCGGCCGATATCGCGCACGTCACCACGCACATGCGGGCGTTGGACCGCTTCGAGGCGGAGGCGGCAACCGCGCTTGATCCGGCGCGGGCGCTGGCCTTTACCGCCTCGGTCTCGGATGAGGTGTGGTCGGGCCGCGTCGATGGCGTCGCGGTGTGCCTGTTCGGCGTGGCGCAAGTCGATCCGTTCTCTTCGACCTGGCGCCCGTGGCTGATCGCGACGGACGGCCTCGATCGGTATCCGGTCGCCTTCCTGCGGCGCAACCGCGCGATCGTGCGGGGCTGGGCGGAGCGGTTCCCGCTGATGGAAAATTGGGTCGCCGCACGCCATGGCGTGGCCGCGGCGTGGTTGACCTGGCTGGGCTTCGTCCTCGATCCGCCCGCGCCTTTCGGCCCCTACGGCGTCTCCTTCCATCGTTTCGAAATGAGGCAAGTATGTGCGTCGTGATCCCTGCCGCCGCTGCAATGACGATGATGGCGGTCTCGACGGTCGCCTCCGGGGCGATGGCGGCCTATGGCTCAATCCAGCAAGGCCAGGCGCAACAGGCGGCGGCGAACTATTCCGCGCAAGTCGCGTCGAATAATGCGGTGATCGCCGGATACAACGCCAAGGCGGCAACCGATGCCGGCACGGCGGCCGTGACCGCGAATCAGATGAAAGTCGCCTCGCTGGAAGGCGCTGAGCGGGCGTCGGAAGCGTCCAATGGCGTCGATCCGAACAGCGGCTCGCCGCTGGATATGCAGGTCTCCACGGCCAAGGTCGGCGAATTGGACTCCTTGACGATCTCCAACAATGCCGCGCGAACCGCCTACGGTTACGAGGTCCAGGGGATGAGCCAGACCGCGCAATCGGCGCTGGACACCGCGCAAGGGGCCAACGCTGCGACGGCCGGCGATATCGGCGCGGCAACCTCGGTCATGTCGAGTGCGGCGTCGCTGTCGGGCAAGTGGGCACAGTACCAACTGCAAGCCGGGTCGAACGGCGGCACGTCGCCTAACCCGATAATGACGGTCAACGGCGGTCTGGGCGGGCAATACTGATGGCACGGGTTCCCACTCTCGACGCTCCGACAGTCGCCCCTTCGGCCGCGCCTACCCCGTTCCAGTCGCAACAGGCTTCGCCGGCCGCGTTCGGTGCCGGCGTCGGTCAGGCGGAACAAGGGCTGGGCGGCGCGCTCGGGCAGGCTGGCGACGCTGCCTATACATACGCCATGGCGCGGACGGGCCTGAACAATGAAAGCGCGGCGAAAGACGCGGATGTCGCCGGCAACGCCAAGCTGACCGATATCATGTTCAACACGACAACCGGCTACAACATGAAGATGGGCCGCGACGCGGTGGATGCGATGCCGGACGCCATGGCGGCAATCCAGAAAGTCAGGACCGACACGCTCGCCAGCCTGCCAAGCGACGCGGCGCGCAATATGTTCGATCAGACGTTCCAACGCCGCGTGCAAATGATGCAAGAGGCGATTGGCTCGCATGCCGATCAACAAAGCAAGCAATGGGCGCTGGGGTCGTCCGATGCCCGGATCGATAGCGTCCTCGGCGATGCGTCGCGGTTCTACAACGATCCCGCCAAGTTCGGCCTGGCGGTCGGGACGGCCAAGGCGGAAGTATTGTCGCAAGGCCAAATCCTCGGATGGTCGCCGGATCAGGTTAATCAGAAGCAACAACAGGTCGTCTCTAAGGCGTGGTCGATGCGGCTGGAACAACAGTCGATCAACGATCCCGTGGGCGCGCTCAACACCTATCGCCAGAACATCGATCAAATCGACGGCCAGACTCAACCGATGCTGGAAAAGGTGCTGAAGGCCGGGGCGCTGCCGGTACAGACCCGGAGCATCGCGCAATCGGTGATGTCGGGCGGCGGGACGGTAGCGAATTTCGATGCCCTGACGGCCGCGCAAACGCACCAGGAAAGCGGCGGCGCCGGTAACCAGGTCAACGCGGACGGCTCGCCGCTGCTGTCACCAAAAGGTGCCGCCGGCATGATGCAATTGATGCCGGACACCGCGCGCGATGTCGCCGCGAAGCTGGGCCTTGCCTACGATCCGGCCTTGCTGACGGCGGACACGCCGGAAGGCAAAGCCTACAACACGGCGCTGGGGCAGGAATACACGCGCCAAATGCTGCAACGCTATGGCGGCAACCAAACGCTGGCCCTGGCGGCTTACAATGCCGGGCCGGGCCGGGTGGATCAGTGGCTCGTGAAGTATGGAGACCCTCGGACGGGTGCGATTTCCGACTCTGACTTTATCAACGCAATCCCGCTGCCGGAAACCCGCGACTACGTGACCAAGATCAACGCGGCGGCTCCCCCGTCTGCGGCGGCTCCGCCTACCTCGGCCGATGTGCGCACGCATCTGCCGGAGTGGATGGCGAAGGCGCGGGCGGTCGGCGAACAGATTTTCCCGAACCAGCCGGACGCGGTCGACCAGATCGTGAGCCATGTCATGACCTACGGCGCACAGGTCCAGGCGGGCAACGCGGCAACCGAAAAGCAGGCGCGCGATCAACTGCTGACAACGTCGCTGGGGCTGGTGACAACGCCGGATGGTGGCTACGCGCAAAACCCAAAGGCGCAACGGCCGGCCTCGCTGGAAGAACTGGTGGCGGACCCGAAAAGCAAGGCGGCGTGGGCGACGGCGGACCCTATCCAGCAATCCGGCATCCTCACGGTGCTGGCGCAAAACGCTAAGGGCACGTCGCCGCCGATGTCGGATGAAGCCTTGTCGAAGTATTACTCGCTGTTGGGGCAGGCTGCGAACGATCCTGACGGGTTTCAGCAAGTCAACCTCGCGGACAAGGGCTTGCTTGATCTTCTGCCGCACGAAATGACCACGCACCTGATGACCGTCCAGGCGACGCAAGCGACGAAGCAACAGCGTGATATGCAGAAGGGCGAAAACCTCAATCACGCGATGAGTATCTCGACCGGGATGCTGTCGGGCGCCGGCATCGTGAGGTCGAACGGCGCGGGCGGCAAGGAAACCCCGGCGCAAATCCGTGCCGCGCAACTCTATGACCAGTTCACGGGGCGGCTCTCGACCGCGCTTGACACCTTCATCACGACAAACAAGCGGCAACCGACGGATAGCGAAATCAGGACCATGTCGGGGTCGCTGCTGACGCAAGGGCTGCAATCGGGCACGGGCTGGATTTACGATAATCAGGTCCGGTCGTTCCAGGTCGATCCGTCACAGTTCTACGTGCAAGTGCCGAAAGAACAGCGGGCGATGGTCCAGTCCACTTTGCAATCGCAACTAGGCCACGCGCCAAGCGAGCGTGAAATGACGGACTATTGGACCCGATACCAGCTACATCGCGCCTCGGGGTCCGCCGCCTCGGCGGGCACGCAATAGGAGTTGGCACGATGGCGCAACATTACATTCTCGGTGATGAGTGCAACCCGGTCGCGGTCGAATTCGATGAGTGGGTGCAGTGGTTCGGCACGGCTGATCGGCAAATCGCGGTCACCCAGGTTGATGTCGAAGGCTGTCAGGCAATCGTCTCGACGCAGTTTATCGGCGTCGATCCCCGCCCGGAAATCCCCGGTCTGACATGGGAGGGGGCGGCGCTGCTGTTCGAAACGCTGGTTATCGGCGGGCCGCTGCACTCGTGCGTCGTGAAATACGCGACGGTCGATGATGCCGGGCGCGGTCATGTCGTCGTGGTCGATCGCGTCGATAAGGCAATCAAGGAAGCGATAGACAATGCCCGATGATTTCGCGTCGTTCGTAACCTCGACGCTGGGCGGGCCTGTCGCGCCGGCCGCTGGGGCTGCGCCTGGTGCTGTCGGCGGGCTGCCGTCGCCGGCCAACGATATCGGCGGCGGGTTCCCGGCGTTCATGAAGTCGATGCACCTGGCTACGGCGCAAGCCGCCAAGGGGGCGGTTGGCGCGGCGGCTGATGTCAACCCCGACGAAGCGGGCAAGGCGGTGCAGCTCGCCCCGCAACTGGGGCTGCCGGCGTCGGTCGTGGAAACCGACGTTCCCGGCTTCACGCAACAGGCGGCGGCGGCAAAGAGCAACGCGCTGATCGATGGCAATCCGGTGCTGGCCTCGTGGCTGGCGGCAAACCCGGACGCTGCCCGCATCGCGAAGGACGACTTCGACAAGCTGGACGTGGTGACGAAGGCGGCAACCGCGCTCAAGTCGGGATGGACGGGCGCCTTTGCCGGTGATCAACGCGGCCGGCTGGGTATGCAAACCATGCTGGGCGACAACTCGCCGGCAACCGCCGCGTCGATCGCCGGCTTCGACAAGCAGCTTGCCGCCAGTCCGCAACTGTCCGGGGTCTATGGCGCGCTGCAAAAGGTGACCGGGTTCGCGGGCGGGCTGCTGGATAACTTCCTGCACTCGGCGCCGGAAGCCTATGTAGGGGCCGCTGTGGGCGGCGCTGGCGGGCTGGCGGGCGGCGGGCCTGCCGCACCTGTCACGGGCGCTGTGGGCGCCATAGGCGGCGCTGCCGTGGGCCTCGGCGTGGGGTTCAAGTGGGATATGTCGCAAATCGCGGCCGGTAACACTTACCTCGATCTCGGGAACGTCAAAGGGGCGGGTGGGGAGTCGATCGGCGAAAGCGCCAAGCAGGCGGCGGCGGTGCTGGTCGGGATCGGGACGTATGCGCTCGCCGGCCTCGGCGGCAAGGCGTCGGGTGTGCCGCAAGCGGCCTCCGGGCTGCTGTCGGACGCGATCAAGGAATCCGTCGTGCAACCGACCGTCGCCCGCGCGCTGGGGCAGTTCGCCGGCAAGCTGGCGGCGGGTGGTGCCGAGTTCGCCGCGATCAACGCCGGCATGGAAGGGACGAGCATCTTCGGGACTGAGTTGGCGAAGCAACTCTCGGCCGGGGATTTCGATACCGTGTTCAACGACCCGGTCACACGGCAACAGGTCATCGACAACCTGATGAGTGCCGCGCTGGATGGCGCGATGCTGGGGCCGCTGGTGCGGGTGCCCGGCGCTGCCATGGGGTTTGCCGAGTCCTCGATCCGGGCGCGGCAGGCGGCGTCTGATGTCGAAGCCTTCCATGCGCTGGAAACCGGCACGGCCGATAGCCGGATGCGGGGCCGGTCGCTGGATGCCTTCCACGCCTTCCTTGCCCGGCAGACTGACGGCGCGCCTACCGAAAACCTGTTCCTGCCGGCTGATCGGGTGCGGGAGTTGTATCAGTCGGCCGGCATCGAACCGGGCGCCGATGATGGCCTGCTGGGCAAGGTGGCGCCGGATATCGCGGAGCAGCTTGACCAGGCGCAACACACGGGCGGCGATGTCGTCCTCCCCACGGCCGCGTATGTCACGCATCTGGCCGGCACGCCGCTATCGGACCATCTCCGCCCGGATATCCGGGTCCGGCCGGATGCCATGTCGGCGCGGGAGGCGATGGATTTTCAAAGCAAGCGGGCGGAGTGGCTCGCCGATCAGGTCGCCAGCACACACGCCGAAATGGAGCATGAACAGGCGGCGGCCGGGCCTGAGCGGGATGTGTTCGACGACGTGTTCTCGCAACTGCGCGGGGCCGGTCATACCGTCGATGCGGCGCGGCAATACGCCGCTGTCGTGGCGGCGCGCTACGGTGCCCGTGCGGCGCGTCTGGGGCCTGATGCCGGCTCCGCGCTCGATCTCTACCATCAAGCCGGGCTGACGGTGCAGCGGGCGGTGCCGGACGATCTGGCGGCGCTGCCGGTGACCGATACCGACATGGTCCTCAACGCGCTGCGGCAGGGTGGCAAGCGGCTGCCGTCCACGCGCGACCTGATGGGGCCGAACCTGACGGAGTTCGTCAAGGATCGCGGCGGCGTCTACGACGACACGGGCGACTTGCGGGCGATGGACCTGCAACGCGAACGCGGGCTGATCCGCATTCAGAAAAAAACCGGCCTGCAATGGGAAAGCAAAGCCGGCCGCACGATCAACGATCATCACGTCGCGGCCTGGGAGCAAGGCTATTTCCCGGAACACGGCAACGATCCAACGTTCGATGACCACGACTTTGTCAACGCTCTGGCGGCGGAGTCGAGGGGTGACCGGCGGTATGCGCTGGGCAACGTCGATGAACGGCGCAAGGGGTTCTCCGATGCCGCCGCGTCGATGGACCGCTGGTTGGACGACAACAATATCGATCTCGATCACGTCACGAATGACGATGTAAAGCGGATGCTGGCGCAACATGCCGGCGACGCGGCCGATGCCTATGACCAGTCGGCCTATCACGGCTCGCCGCATGTCTTCGATAAGTTCGATAGTGCGAAGATTGGCACCGGTGAAGGCGCGCAAGTCTTTGGGCACGGCCTCTACTTCGCCGGCAACAAGGGGATTGCCCGGTATTACCGCGACGCGCTGAGCAAGGGCAAAACGGTTGGCGGTGTGCCGTCCACGGAATTGAGCAAGGGCGCGCAAACCGCGTTGCGGATGGCGCGCGATATGGGCGGCGTGGCGCGGGGTCTGCGGGAATATGAGACGCTGATCGCGGCGGAAAAGCGAGCGGTCGAAGAACACGAAAGGATTGTTGCCGACCTGAAGGCGCACCCGGAAAAACAAGACCGGGACGCGGAAGGCTGGGGCGACCTCGGTGGGCATCTGTCCGGCGTCGAAGCTGATCTCGCCTATCGCAAGGAACGGCTGGCGCATTACGAAGAAACCCTCGCCGGCTTTAAGGAGTTGGAAGGCAAGGAAATCAAGGGCGACGGCCGGCTGTTCCATGTCGATCTGCCGGAAGATCACGAATACTTGGATTGGGACAAGCCGCTAAAGGATCAACCGGCGCATGTGCGGGCGGCGCTGCATGCGCTGGGGGTATCGGGTGATTTCCAGTGGTCGGATAAGCAGCCGATCGGCGGGGGTGACCATGCCTGGATGATGACCGACACGGGCGGCGGGCCGTGGGCAACGCAACGCGCGATCATCCGCACCTTTGGTGACAAGTTCGAAGTCGAGTTAATGCACGAGGTGCGGCCGGATGATAACGAATCGCGGGGCCGCACGTTCGATTCGCTTGACGAAGCCAAAGCCTACACCGAAACGGCGGTCGATAAGGCCGGCTGGGGGTCGCGCGGTTCGGACGCCTACCACGACCTTGCGCGCAAGCTGGTGGCGCCGGTTGACCCGGAAGCGCGGAACGAAGGCAACCCTCCGGGCTGGGGTCATGTGGAACCTGAGCATAGGGAAGATCCTGCCGCCGCCAGCAGGGCGTTACTAGAGCATGGGGTCGTGGGCGTGCGTTACCTCGATGCGGGCAGTCGCGGCAGTGAAGGCGGCACCCACAACTATGTCGTGTTCGATGATAAGCGGGTGACGGTCAAATCTTTCGAGCAACGCAAGGGCGATGAGCCACGCGGCAAGATCACGCTGGAAGACGGCCGCGCGATCATTACGCTGTTCGCGAAAGCGGACCTGTCCACCTTCCTGCATGAAACTGGGCATCTCTGGCTTGATGAAATGGTCCAGGACGCCGCAAGGCCGGACGCACCGCAAGGCATCCGTGATGACATGGCTGCAATCCTCAAGTGGATGAAGATCGAAAGCCCGGACCAGATTGACACCGAACAGCATGAACTGTTCGCGCGCGGCTTCGAAGCCTACCTGATGACCGGCAAGGCGCCATCGGCCGCACTGGTCGGGGCGTTCCGCAAGTTCAAGGCGTGGATGGTCTCGATCTATCAAAACGCGCTGGGCCTGCGCGCGCCGATCAACGACCAAATGCGCGCGGTAATGGATCGTATGCTCGCAACCGACAACGAGATTGACGCGGCGCGGGCCTCTGAGCGGCACGGGGCGCTGTTCCGCGACGCGGCCTCGGCCGGCATGACCAATGCCGAATTTGCCGCCTACACCGGGGCGGTGTCGGCCGCGCGCGATCAGGCATCCGACCGGCTGTTGCGGCGGGCGATGGAAGCGATCAGGGCGCAACGGACGAAAAGCTACCGGGAGGAACGCGCCGGCATCCGCGACGATGTCGAGCGACAAATGCGCACGCAACAGGATCAGCGGGCGCAATACTGGCTCCGCACGGGCCGGATGCTGGATGACCCGGAAGCCGAATCGGGGGTGCCGCATCAACGGCTCTCGGGGCATGCGATCAAAGGCATGTATGACAACGATGGGGTCTTCGACCTGCTGCCAAAGGGCACCTATTCGATGGTGCATGCCGGCATCCAACCGGCTGACGTGGCGGAAATGTTCGGCTACCGCGACGGGCAAGGGCTGGTCTCGGCGCTGATGAACCTTGAAGCGCGGCGCAAAAAAGCCGTCGCGGACACCGGCAAGCCGCTGGATGGCATGGGGTTCCTCGCGCACCAGGTCGACCAGGAAACCGATCGGCGGATGATGGAGCGGCGCGGCGATGCGCTCGCCGATGGGTCGATCGAGGAAGAGGCGCTCGCGGCCGTCCACAACGCCGCGCAAGCTGATGTCATGGCAACCGAGTTGCGGGCGCTCGCGCGCAAGGCCGGGGAAAACCCGCCGTTTTCCATGGCCTCGTTGAAGCAGTGGGCCGCGTCCACCATCGCGGACCTGCCGGTTGACCGCGGCGCATACCCCGGCACGTATCGCCGCTCGGAAGCGCGCGCCGGCCGGGAGGCGGAGCGGGCGTTGCTGAAAGGTGACCTGCCCGCCGCGTGGCAGGCGAAGCAGCGGCAATTGGTCAACCATCTGCTGGCGACGGAAGCCGATCTCGCGAAGGATGATTACGACGCTGGTAAAAAACTGTTTCAGCGGTTCGCCGGCCGGGGCGCGTTCGCCGGCATCGATCAAGCTTATACTGACCGTATCCACGAACTGTTGAAACGGTTCGGCTTTCAAACGTCGCGCTCTGATGATGAGTTGGGCAGGGGCCTGGGCGCGCAAACCCTCGAAGGCTTCGTGCAAACAAAGTCGGCCGATGGCTACGAAATTACCATCGATCCGGCGTTCTTCGATCCGCGTCTCGCGAAGCCGTTGGACGATCTGACCACGGAAGAATTCCGCGCGCTCAAGGATGCCGTCACGTCGCTGGCGCATGTCGGCCGGATGGAAAAGTCCGTGGTGGTCGAAGGGCAAAAGCTGGAATTGTCCGAACTGGTGGCGGAGGGTGTTGACCAGTTGAAGGACTGGAAACGGTCGGACGTGCCGGCCGAGATCAACGCCGGTACCGCGACGGGATTCCGGGGCCTGCTGGAAAAGGTCTCGTCGCTGATGCGCACGGCCGATGCCGGCATGCTGAAGCAAGAGCAGGTCTTCGATTGGCTGGACAACCGCAAGGCTGACGGCGTGTTCAACCGGGTGGTGTTCGAACCGCTCAAGGCGGCGCAGCACCGCGAAAACGACCTTATGGTGATGCTGACGGGCCGGCTCAAGGCGCTGCATGAAACCATGCCGGACGGCTGGGAAAAGGGCCTCGGCGTCTCCAAGGTGATGCCGGAATTGATCGATGAGCGGACGGGCAAGCCGTTCAAGTTCCGCCATCAAGATATCCTCGCGTTGGCTTTGAACACGGGCAACGCGGTGAACGCGGACAAGCTGGCGCGTGGCTACGGCTGGGACCGGGGCGATATCAAAACCGTCCTCGATCGCGAAATGACGGAACACGACTGGAATTTCGTGCAAGGCATCTGGGACACCTTTGAAACGTTGTGGCCGGATATCGAAAGCCTCACGCGGCGGATGACCGGGCTGGGGCCGGAAAAGGTCGAAGCGGTGCCGGTGCAAACCCCGCACGGTGAGTTCCGGGGCGGGTATTATCCTCTCGTCTACGATCCGGTTAAAAGCTGGGACGCGGAATTGCGCCGGCAAAAGGCGGCGGGCGGGCTGTTCGAAAATAGCTATTTCAAGGCGTCAACGCCAAAGGGACACACGCTAAAGCGTATCGACAATTATTACGCACCCATCCGCCTGAGCCTCGATGCGATGCCGTGGAAGCTGGGCCAGGCGGTCCATGACCTGGCGTTCCGCGAAGCCATCATGGCGGCGGATAAATTCCTCGGGGACAAGCGGTTGCGCGGTGTCGTTTCGTCGGCGCTCGGGCGTGAGTATGTCGGGCAATTCCGGCCGTGGCTGCAATCCATCGCCAACGATCGCAACGTCGATGACAAGGGCTTGACCGGGCTGGACTGGCTGGCGCGGCAGGCGCGCATCAACACAACCATGGTGGGGGTTGGGTTCCGGGTCACCACCATGCTCAAGCATGGCACAACGGCGTTGTTCAATTCGTTTGGTGAGTTGGGCGCGACGTGGATGCTGCGGGGCACGCGGGAGGTCTACGGCTCGCCGGAACGCTTCATGGCCGCGCATGATTTCATCCTGTCGCAATCTGGGGAAATGCGGCATCGGATCAACTCGATCGATCGTGACGTGCGGGAGGGCCTGCGCACCATTCAGGGCGAAAGCGGCCTCCGCGCGACGGCGGAGCGGTTCGGTCACTACGGCGTGGCAATCCTCGATATGGGGTCGGCGCTGCCGACGTGGATGGGCGCCTACCGCAAGGCGCTGGCGGAGGGGGTCGCGCCTGATGCGGCGGTCCTCGCGGCCGATAAGTCGGTGCGCAATGCGCACGGCGCGCAAGGTATTACCGACGTGGCGGCGGTGCAGCGTGGCGGCGATGTCGCAAAGATGTTCACGATGTTCTATGGCTTTTTCAATCATATCTATAACAGGCAGAGGGATACTCTTCGCACCGCTGGTCAAGCGATAGATCAGGCCAAGCAAGGTGAGTTCGCCGGCGCGCGCCGGGACTTCGGCATCGTCTTGGCGCGGACCTTCTACTACTTGATTGTGCCGGCGCTGGTCGAAGCGATGGTGTCGGAAGGCGGGCCGGACAAGGACAAGGATGAAAGCTGGCTGGGCTGGGCGGCGAAGGCGGTTGCCGGGGAAATCCCGGCCGGTATTCCGCTGCTCCGCGATGCCGCGAAAGCCGCGATCTCCGGGCGGACCTATGAAATGTCGCCGATTGCAAAGGCGGTCGAGACGGCCATCCTCGCCGGCCGGGATATCGGGTCTGCGATCGGGCTGCGCGATCACGAGGCGTCGCCGCGCTGGGTGCGGCACGCGATCGAAACGCCTGGCTACGTGTTCGGCCTTCCCACGGGGCAGGCGGCGGGGACCGCGCAATACCTGTGGGACATCTGGCACGGGGACGAAGAACCGGACGGCGCGGCGGATTTCATGCGGGGCCTGATGTATGGGCCGAAACCCAAGGGCGCCAGCTAATGCGGCTTGCAGGGCAGGCGCAGGGTCTTCGGGTCGTCCGGCCGGCCGGCCGTCGAGACCGCGACCGAGTAGCTGCATCGGGTGCAAAGGGCGAGCCATATGCCGCACCGGGACGCGGGGTGAGGCAGCAATACCCGGCAACGGTGCTTCGCCGTCAAGGCGAGGTCGTAGCCGGTCCCGTTCGGATAGGCCGGGTTCGGCGGCTCGGTCGGCTCGCGGTGCTTGTCGATCCATTCAATCACGAAATGGTCGTTGTCGAACGGGGCCTCGCCTGGCTGTCCGAGGTTCATCTGTCCGGCCTCCATCCATGCCTGTTCGTTGCTGAAATTATCGCCGTCCATCGGTCGGCATCCTCTCACATGCGGGTTCCAACATGACTGTTCAAACCACGGCCGCGACGGCGTCGTACGCCGGCAACGGTGCCACGACAAGCTTTCCGTATCCGTTCCCGATCCCGGACTCGTCGCAAGTCGTCGTCTCGGTCGCCTCCGCCTTGGGTGTGGTGAGTGAACTGGCATCGACGCAGTACTCAATCTCCGGGCTGGGGTCGTCGGTCGGCGGCGCGGTGATCTATCCGCTGGCCGGGGCGCCGCTGGCGGCGGGTGCCGGGATTTCCATCGAGCGGGTGTTGCCGCTGGTCCAGGCCACGAACCTGCCGAACGCGGGCGGGTGGTATCCGGCTGTCGTGGAAGGGGCGCTGGATTACCTCACGATGTTGGTGCAGCAGCTTCAAGCGCAGTTGGGCCGGCAACTGACGGTGCCGGCGGTTGACCTGGCGCCGAATGTCATCCTGCCGCCCGTCGCCGCGCGCGCTGGGCAACTGCTGGGCTTCGATAGCACCGGCTCGCCGATCGCCGCGCAACCGTCGTCGGCGCTGATCTCGGCCGCGCTGCAACCGTTCGCGGCCTCGGCAACGACGATCGCCGCTCTGAGCCTGTTGCAGTATCAAGACCCGGCCGTCGCGGCGGTGGCGCGGTCGATCACGTCGCGCATAGCTGACGCGGGTATCTACTTCACGGATTTCGCGGGCGCTGATCCGACGAACACCACGTTCTGTGACGCGCCTTGGATTCAGTTCGTCTCTGCGGTGATGATAAGCGGCCGGCCGGGCATTGTGCCGGCTGGGCACTTCAAGTTCGCCAACGCCGGGACGATGGATTTCGGCCTGGCTGCGGCGGCGGGCGGTTCGGCCAAGTTCTACGGGGTGCAGGGGAGATCCATTTTGGATTTTACGGCCGCGACAACGGCCTCGCCCGCGCTGCAAATCACGGACAGCGTCGGCGGCAAAGCCTGCTTCTATGGGGCGGTTGTCGATATCACCATCCTTGCCAACTGCCCGGCGGCGGCGGTCGCGATCGGCCTGACCAATCATTCCGACGCCTTCAACGGGTTTCATTTCCGGCTGCAAATCGCCAACTCGTCGGCGTCGGCGGCGGCGATTGGGCTGCAAGTCAACGGCGCCTATAACTGCGACTTCTGGGTGACGGCCAATAACGGCGGCCATGGTGACGGCTTTCAGTTCACGGAAATGGCGTTCTGCAAGTTCTTTGGGGCGGCTGGACATTGCGATATCGCGCAACACTGCACGCTGTTCTACGTGTTCGGGAACGTCTTTCATGCTCTCGACTTGGAAGTCTGCAATACTTGTGTCGTGATCGATAGCGCGAATTGCTCGCGCAACACCTGGCTGGGTGGTCAGTTCGTCTGGTCGAACGGGTCGGGTCCGCCAGTCGCCGGCATCAACGCGACGCAAGGCGGTCTCAACCAGTTCATGGGCGTGAACTATGCGTCGGGCACGCCGATTGCGACGGGGCAGGTCGGTATCATCGTCGTGGGCCAAGGCATCGGAACCGAGGTTTTCGGCGGGGTATTGGTCTCGCCGCTCGCGGGCGACGCCGCGTTCGCCGTCGATTCGGTTGTCGGCAACACGGCGGAATTCGTGTTCCGCGTGGGCGGGGTGGCGCGCTGGGGGATTTCGCGGAACAACGCGGCGGAAACTGGCGGCAATGTCGGGTCCGATCTGCTGTTCACAAACTACAGCGACGCCGGGGCTTCGATTGCCAATGTCGCTTACATCACCCGGTCAACCGGTGCGTTCAATATCCCCTTGGTCGAACTGGGCGCGGGCGGCGGCAAGGTCGGTTTCTATGGCACGGGGCCAATCGCCAAGGGCACGATGTCGGGTTCGAAGGCGAGCGGCGCGGCGCTCGCCTCGGTGATCAGTCTGCTGGCGAATGTCGGACTGGGCACGGACACCACAACCGCGTGAACCACATAAGGGAAACTCACATGCGAAACATACTATTGTGCGCCGCGGGCGTGTGCCTGGTGCTGTCCGGCTGCTCGCCGGGAGATCAGGCAAGTGGGGTGGCGATCGGGCAGGCGACGCTCGCGGCGGTCGGGGCGAATACGCCAGTCCGGGGGCAACTGTTCTGCAAGGCGGTCAACCCGGTTGGTGAGACGGTTATCGAGGCGCTCGCCGATGCTGCCGGGGTGCCGGTCATCGTCTCCGGTATGGCGGTGGATGCGGTCAACACGCTCTGTGGTGGGGTGAACGGCAAGCCGGTCGCGCCGCCGGCTGACACGTCTACGGTCGTCGTCCAGTCTGTCGTAATCCCGGCTGGGGTCGTGGTGGGCACGCCGGCCGCGCCGCTGGCGCCGATCAACCTGCCGGTCTCGTAGGCCGTTGCCCGGCCGGCGGGGGTAGGTCGTCGGCCGGGTCGGACTGAATTGCCAATGTAGCTTGGCCCCGCTGGACAATCCGGCGGGTGCCGGGACCGTCGTCCCGCTATGCGGTTTCGTCAAGGGTGTGGCGCGTTCCTGATTCGGTCCATCCGATTCCTGGTCGAGTCGGGGTGGTCGCGCGGCCGATTCATAACGTTCGCTTGGCGTATCGGCGGTGCGAGTCTCGATCTGGAATCGTTGATCTTTCCCTAACTTCCCATGCCGATGCAACGAGACTCCGCAACGTACTGATTTACAAGGGGTCTTGCGGCGCGGTGGGGAAGTACCGCAGCATGTCCACGCACAAGGCGTCGGCCGGGCTAACTGTTTTGCCGCAATCAAGCCCAATCGGACCCTGTGCGCCCCGAGGAAGTGGAAAGGGGCGCTACGCGCAGACATGCTTTGGTAGGTCGAGAGGGTAGGCAAACCCGATCGGGAATACAAGGGGCATGACGGGCGGGGCGGTCGCTTTCCCAATATTGAGGAAGTGTGACCGTGAGCGAACCAAGTGTCCGTAAGTATAGAAAAGAGATACGTGCGCACTTATCTGGTGCGGATGCGGGGCGGTGCGCAGCTTTCGCGCGCATGATGAAGGCGGCGCGCCGGATAGGTGTGTCGGCTCATTCACTTTTCGAACTGATAATGTGGTCGTTCCGCAACCATGGGCAGGGGCTTGTGCGGAAGAGTATCTCGGAAATGGTGCGGCTGTCGGGGATGTGTCGGCAAACCATCGTCACGGCCATTAAGCAACTCGAAGATGCGGGGCTGCTGCGCAAGGTCAAGCGGCGGATTTTCGTTCGCTGGGCGCTTGGCATCGCGTCGCGTCAGGACGTGAATATCTATGAATTGCTGGTCCCGGTCACAGAGTCTAATCGGCAGACGGTGGTAGGGGAAAATATAGAGTTAGAGTCCCTTGAACAAATGCGCCTCCGGAGAGGCGACGATATGGGGGGGGATGTGGATAAGTCGCCCCTCGATCTGGCGTTGGAAAAGCTGGGGGAAAGCATCAAGCGACGACTGCCGGTAGCGCCTCGTCGTTGGGACTGGGTGCAACGCGGCTAGAACAGCGACGGTTGCCCGAAAGATTGCTCGGTAAGGGGTGCGGGTGGTCGGGCCTGTGGGGCGGGCTGTGGCGCCTGGTGCGGTCGATCGGCCGCTAAGGGCGCCGGGGTAACCGGTATCGGATCCCGCGAAAGGGTTAGCGTGCCGGCGCGTGAGCGTTGGATCGCGTCAACCGTCGCGGCGTGGATGGTGTCGAAGCCGCCGCAAGGCGCGCCGGGCGGGCTGGGGCAGGCGGCGGGGAACGTCTCCCATGTGGTGGGGCAGTGCCCGCACACGCGCCGGCCTTGCAGCGCGCGCCGGACGGCCTCCGCGACGGCAAGGTCCGGGTTGGTGGCGTAGTCGGGTGCTGCGGCGTCAGCCGCCATAGACGACCTGTGTGAGCGGATGCACGGGCGTTGCGTTCGTCATGTGGTCGAACGTGACCATAAGCTTGTCGGGCCGGCTCGCGTTGTACGGCGCGATCGTGCCGGCCTTGCCGGCGACGGTAACCCGCTGGCCGGTGCGGGGCGTGCTGGGCATGTGGTGGCGGTCGGCAAGGCTGCCGTAGCCGGGTGGGTCGTTGGTGACACTCAATGAACTGCTCCTGAACTTGGCGGTGTGGTGGCGGTCTCGGGCGGGTCTTCGGTCTGGATTGTGCCGTTCGGCGTCATCTCCCCCAGGTAGTGAATGGCCGCGATTGCCATGCGATAGAAGGCGTCGATGGCGTGCTTGTGGTCCTCCGCGTTGGCAACTTCGGTGCCAAGGGAAGCGAGGGCCTCGCCGGGTGTCATGCCGGGCGGTCGTCTGGCTTGTAAATTCGCTTCCATAAGCCGGCATGCCAACTCGACCGGGTCGAGGGCGATGGTAAGGGTAGCAGTCCGCACGGTAGGCATGGGGCGTCCTCCTGCATGGTGGGGATGGTGCAAAGCGGGACCATCTCGCGCCAGTCTGGGCCGATGTGAAGATCAGAGGGTATAGGGTCGGCCGTCGTCATGGATCGGTCCGTCGCTGCCGCGTAGTGCGCCGCGTAGATGCGCCATTGCCAACGGCTCCGATATCGGTGGCGCGCCGGGGTTAGCACTCGCGGCGATGAACGCGCCGGCCTCGGCGAGTGCGGCCAAGCCGATGACGTTAAGTAAGGCTGGGTTGGCGTTGCGGCGTCGATGCAGGCTGACGATGCGCAACAAGGTCTTGCGCAACTCCTTGCTGGTCTGGTCGGCGGTGGCTTCCCAAAGTTCCGGCGTGGGAATCTGATACGTGGCGGTCGGGTCGGTGGGGTCTCGCACGGGCATGTTATCCGGCCTCCTGTGCCGGTATTCGGGATTGTATTACGCATCTGGCACGATTAGAAAAGCGTAAGTTATATCACGCAAAAAGCTAACGGTGATTACGCTTGCATGTATCTCCCCTGTGACTAGCGATGCCTGAACTGCATCAATTCCAAGATGACCTGCTGCAGGCGGCTCGCGCCGAAATGGAGCATGTCCGCTCGGTCGTCGTCCAGGCTGCCACGGGTGCGGGGAAAACCGTGATCGGGACTGAGGCGCTCAAGCGGGTTCGGGAGCGTGGCAAGTACGGCCTCTTCATGGTCAACCGGGTCGAGCTGGTCGACCAGACCGCGCGCACGTTTGAGAAATGGGGCCTGCCACACGGTATTATCGCTAACGGTTACCGGCCTAACCCGTTCCCGTCGATCCAGATTGCCTCGATTGGCTCACTTGAAAACGCTCTAAAAAAGGGCTTGGTGCGTGATCCGGCGCTGTGCGTCTGGGACGAAGCCCACCACATGGCGGCGCCTACGTGGGCGCGGGTGATGGCCTACTTTCGCCGGGCGCGGCATCTCGGCTTGACCGCGACGCCTGAGCGCCTCGATGGGCGCGGGCTGGATGCCTTCTTTGAGGCGATGGTGTGCGGGCCACAACCGGGCTGGCTCATCGATAACAACTATCTCGCACCTTACCGGGCGTTCGGTCCGAAGCGGCCGGACCTGCGCGGCGTCGGGGATCGGGGCGACGATTACCATCCCGGCCAACTGGCCGCGATCATGGACACGCCAACGCTGTATGGCGACATGGTCGAGAATTATCAGCGCCACGGGATGGGGCAGAAGTTCATCGCCTTTTCCGTCTCGCGGGATATGTCGCGCAAGACGGCCGAACGGTTCCGGCTGGCCGGCATCCCGGCCGTGCATGTCGATGGCGACACGCCGGCCGGTGAGCGGCGGGCGACGATTGAGGCTTTCCGCGCCGGCAAGCTGCGGGGCCTGTGCAATGTCGACCTGTTCGGTGAGGGCTTCGATGTGCCCGACGCGGTCGTTGCGATCCTCGGCCGGCCAACAAAGTCCTTCGCGGTCCACAAGCAACAGATGGGCCGGGTGATGCGGTACGAGTTTGGCAAGGTGTCAATCCTGCTGGACCATGCCGGCAACCTCAAGCCGGGCTGGCTGCCGGACGATGAAACCCATTGGACGCTCGCCGGCCGGATCAAGGGGGTTAAGAAAAAGCGCCAGGCTGAGGACGATATCGATCTCGGCCGGTGCGGCAATTGTGGCGGCTTCTGCCAGCCCGGCATGATGCTCTGCATCGGCTGCGGCGGGGTGCGCATCGAAGCCGTGGGCAAGCAACTGGAAACCGTCGAGGGCGTGCTTGGGGAATACGATGTCAAGGCGATGCGGGCCGCGCGCAAGCGCGAACAGGCGGACGCGCAAACGCTGGATGAGTTGATTGAGTTGGGGCGTCGGCGGGGTTACCGGTCGCCGGAAGGATGGGCGCAACACTTCTTCTCCGCGCGTGCGGCGGCGCAAGGGGGCTTTGACCTTGACGGGCGGTAGGCCGGGGCCGTTACTAGAGATGGGGGTATTAGATGCAAAGCCATGAGCGACAGGCCAAACACAAGGCGGCGAAGCGGGCGGCGGGTCTGGTGCAAGTGAATGTCTGGCTGCCGGAAGCTGCCGCCGCTGATATGCGGCGGGCGGCGGAAATCATCCGCCAGTATCCACGGCTGACGATCGGCCGGCTGTTCGATCCGACAACCGGCCGGCTGGTCAGTCTGCGCAATCCAAAGGTTGCTGATCTAAGCTGACGGTCTGCCCGATTTTGCCTCGGGTCTTACCTTCGGTCTGCCCGGTCCACGGCGCTTGCGGGGCGGCTTGGGGAGGGCCTCAAGCGGGCGCAACAGGGTGGGCAACCAATGGTCCTTTCGATAGGTGCGGTCGCCTGTGGCGATGGGCAGGGCGAGGGCCTTGCCGTCGATGTGGTAGGTTCCGACCGATGTTATCTCGGCCGCGATCAGTCCCTCGGCCAGTAGTTCCCCGATCGCCTCGCAAGCCTCGTGGGTCATGCTGTGCCAAAGGATGCAGCCGTCGCGGATGCTGGCGTTAAAGCCGCCGTCGCGGAATTCCTCGAACCGGTCTGACAGTTCGGCGAATGACACGGGGAGGTTCTCGCGGATGTAGGCCAGTACGTCGGCTTTCAGGGTGGGAAGCGTGGCGGGGGATGGCTCTGGGTCGGTCATGGTGTCCTCGGTCTTACCGTTTTCGGGGGATGTCTGCCTGGTGGTCTTACTGTCTGCGGTGTGGTTTCAGGTCGAAGTCGTCGGGGGCTGGGCGTGGTCCCTCGATGTCGCCGTGCTGGTGGAACGGGTCGTGGGTGATCGCCTTGGTCTGCCCGGTCTTCCCTCCGGTCTGCCTTGGGGTATGACCACGGGCGGCGCGGCCGTAGGCTTGCATCGTCGCCCATGCCTCGCGCGCAACCGCTTTCGGGATGACCGCACCCGTCGCCTCGTATAGCGCCTTGGTCGCCTGTAGGGCTTGGGCATAGCCGGCCGGGTCGAAGCCGGGGGCGATGGCGGGGTGGGCCGGGGCCTCGGGTTCGGCGGGTCTTCCCTCGGGTCTGCCGGGCGGTATGACCATCCCGGCTTGCTGGTCCGCCGCGCGTATGACGGCGTCGCTAAGCCACTCGCCTTGTGTCTGGTCCATGCGTTCGGCGGCAACCTTGGCCTTGGTCCTCGCCTCCGTTGTCACGCCTTTGATGGTCCATGGTCTGGTCTGCTGGTCGTCGTCTGACATGGTATTCCCTCGGTCTTACCTGTGGTCTGCCCAATCGGCGCAACCGGTCTGCCCGATGGTCTGCCCGTTTCGCAAGTGTTGATTGTCCGGGGTGGGGCGCCTACCGTGCCGGCTTTGTGAGGGATGGGAAAGCCATGGCTCTGCCTAACCCCGGCCCAAAGGGCGCCTTGTGGTGGATGAACGCCACGACCTGCCCGCATTGTGGCGGCAAGCTGAACGCGACGGGCACGGTCGAAAGCAAGGTGGCGCCGGCCTCGGGCGATGTCACGATCTGCGCGCATTGCCTGCATGTCCTGCAATTCGATAAGGGCCATGTGCCGCGCGCGATGGTGCCGGAACACCTGGCGCTGTTGCTGATGATGGACGAGGATTTCCGCGCCAGCATGGAAGCCGCTCAATCCTTCGTCCGGCGCACGAAACGTGCGGGCGGCTTCGGGTGATCGGGCCGAACGCGCTGATGTGGCTGGGCCTTGGTTTCGATGTGTTGGTGCTCGCGGCGGGCGCGATAATCATTGCTCGCGGGCGGCGGTCGCTGCGTCTTCTGCGGGAGTCTACCGCAAGGCTGCGGCACGCAACGGCGGCGGCGTCGGCTCTGATGCTGCCTTATCTGCCGGGGGTGCGGGGCTACGTGCCGCCGATTGTTTGGGGAGAGGTATATAAAATGGATCTTCTATCGGACGATGAGCGCAACTTGTTCGTGCTGCTTCTGTCGGCGGAGGTCAGCCGTCACACGTCGCTGGGTCCGGGGGTGCAACCGGAGAAAGTCGAGGCGCTGCTACGCAAGGTCGAGGGCCGGGACCGGTATATCTATGTCAGCACACGGGCGGAGGGCTTGCCGCCCGATGCGGTGATGCGCGCGGCGGTGGATAAATCGGTGACTGGTGCGCCTTCCACGGCCGCAACCAATGGCGCGTGAGTACACCTGTTCGAGTTGCGGCGCCTCGGTGATCCTGTTCGGCGGGCCGGAAACCGAAACGCGCTGCGCCGGCTGTAACTGGTTGATGTGTATCGATGATCCCACGGCGCGGGCGGCACTGCGGGCGCATATGCTGGCGCATGACATCATCGGCAACGGTGGCAATACCGGGCCTCCGGTGGCGGTCGAGTTGTGGTTTGTGCCGGATGTGGAAGAAAAGCCGGCGCCGGCCGATCAGTCGAAGTACGTGTGCTGTATCTGCGGGGAAGAAATGTTGACCGGCCGGCCCGATGCGGAAGCCCGGGCGGAACACGATCGTCTGCACCGTGGGCACGAACCGCCCCGGCAATCGGGCCGGGCCTGTGGCGACTGTTGGTTGCTGGTGCGGGAGTCCGGCCTGTTCTAGTTGGGGGTCGGGGTGGTGGCTATCATGGCGGCAGCGATCTGCAAGCCGGCCGCCTTAGTGTAGGCTTCAAGCCGGGTGAGTTCGGCTGGCGCTGCCGGCGTCGTGCCGTCCTGCCATGACACAAACATGCCTCCGAGTAGATGGTCCTGGAAGTCGATCACGGGGCATGACATGCGCGACGACTCGCCGAATTCGAGCATTTTGTCGTGGGTCTTCTGTTCCGCTGTGGCAAGGGTCTCGTAGGTGCATCTGCTGGCAAGCATCTCGTTCAGAAACGGTATCCAGTCGGACAGGGTGCCGTTCGAGGATAGCCGGCCGGGTGAGAAGCCGGGCCGGGCGATGGCGTGCGTGACGTCGTAGCGCAGCAACCCGACGCCATTTAACCCGACGGTTCCATTGTGGATGATCGCTAGCCGCACGCGTGCGGCCGTGGGCGCCTCGGCCAGTATCCGGCGCAACAGGTCGTCGGTGAGTTTGTCGCGCCTGGCTGTCTCCGATAGGTCGTGTTGCAAGGTGTCGATCGCGTGCGGGTCGGTGAGCAAGAGATCGAAGCCGGCTTGCAGCCCGCCTTCTCGTTTCGCGGCCACGGCCAGCACAAGGGCGGTGATTAAGACGACCGTCAGGAGCGGGCTGCGCAAGGCGGAAGCGAGCGGGCGGGCTGAACCGAGGAAAGCCCCCACCAATCTCATAACCGTTATAAAATCGGTGAGGCTCATGGTGTTAGGCTGCCGCTAAGGTGTTGGCGCCGGTGCCGATGCCGTTCGCTGCTGGCGGCGCTGTAGAGGGTGATGCCCGGCCTGTCAGTGCGAGTTTGTCCAGTTCCCCTTGCAGGATTTTCTGCACGGTCTGTGGGTTTCCGCCGATTGCTAGCACTGCCGGGCGGATGGTGCTGACGATCGTATCGACGCTGGCGTTGATGAGATTCATCTCAACGAGTTCGGGGCTGGCGTTGGCGGGTAGGTTGGAGAGGGCGCGCGCGATTGACGCGGCCTCTTGGCTGGCCATGCCGGTGACGCGGGCAAGGGCGGTGTGGCCTTTTTGGTTGGCCGTGGCGGATATCTGGGTCAACCAATTGCCCAGCATTGGCAGGGCGACGGCCGCGCATATCGCGACATCGCCCCAGGGGATGCTACTCATGGTCTAGTTCTCCTGTAACTTTTAGGGTGAAACGGTCAGGCCAGGCGGTAGAAACGTTGATGCCCGATGGTCGCGGTCGGGGGCCGCCCGATCGCCCAAACGGGCAACGGAATGCTGAGCGCGTAATAACTGTCGGCGCCTCCGGTGTTGTCGCGAAGCAGGCCGGACAGGGCTAGCCAAGCGATGGTGCGGGCGATGGCGAAAGCCGGGTCGGCTCCGGTTACCTCGACCATGGCGGTATGATCGGGGCCGGGTGACCAGCAAGAAAACTGGTATGGCGCGCGGCAAACCCCGGTTACGTCGTGGCCCCACCATCCCGGCCGCACCCATGCGCGGGTGATGATGACGGAAGCGACGGCGCACATGCCGGTGATGCCTTCGCCGCGCGCCTCGCCCCAAATGGTCCGCGCCATGGTGTCGAGTTCCGTGGTGTCGATCGCCGCGTGCGGGTCCGGCGCTTGAAGGACGCGGCCGGGGCCGTAGGCAAGTTCGATTGGCGTGGGGTGGGGGAGTGAGGTCGGGACTGGCGGGGCTTTGTTTATCAGGGCTGCGCCCGGTAGGTCTGTGGCGTGGGTAACGTCGATCGGCGCGAGTGTGCCGCTCGCGAAGTTCGGCACGATGGGGGCTGGCTTGTCGGTCATCCGAACATCTCCGGTCCAAAGTCGTTAAGTAAACGCTGCTCGGCGCTGTTGGCCTTGCTCAGCGCCATGTCTTTGCAAAGGTGGGTGAACACAAGCCAAAGCTTGGCGCGTGCTTCTGGGGCGGCGGAGAGGGCAAGTAACTGTGCGGCTCCGACCAGTATCATCATGCCGCCCATGCGGCCTTCCTCGTCGGTGAAAAAGCCGGCGCTGTGGGCGTCGTTAAGCGCCTGGCGGGAGAGGTCGTTGCGGGCCGTCTGCATGATCTGGGCGACGATGCCGAGTTCGTGCGGGGTCCGGTCGGTCATGCTGGGCATTAGGCGGCGTACTGCTGTTCGGCCGTCGCCTCGGAACCGAGTAGGCTCACGGTGAGGACGGTGCCGCGTTCGATCATACCGGGGCAAAAGTAGGTGGGCGGCGCGGGGCTGGCGTCTTTCAGGCTGCGCAACGGCCGCACCCAGTCGCGTTGCCATGGGGTGCCGTCTAGGATTTTCTCGATCGCCGGGGAGCGGTTGGCAACCGTGAAATAGGGCGGGTATCCGGCCGGCCGATGGACCTTGAAGCCGATGCGGCCAAGTTCCTTGTTCGCAACGTCGGGGGTGACGCCCATGAACGTCTGCGCCTTGGCGGCGATTTCGATCAGTTCGCCGATCGCCACGTCGCGGGGTCCGGTGTCGGATGGCACGCGGCGGATGGATGTCGTCAGCCTGGTTAAAAGCCGGGCCTCGTCGCGCGGGCCTTCAAGGATGGCGTGCTCGTTCCAATTGCGGCTTTTTATCCAGGTCACGGCTGCCTCGTATGTGATCAGGTTGGTGTTGTGGCACAAGTATAGACCGGCAATCATGGTGCCGATCTGGTCGGCCGCGCGTCTGTTGTGCAATACAGCGGCGGCGGCGTTGGTGAACATCTGCGCGTTCGCAAGTAACGTGGTCATGTTCTCGATGGTCCGGGCAAACATCGACGCGGCGAAATCTTCGGTGAACCAATCGCTGATGTCGTTCATCAGTTGGCGGTATTGGGCCTCGGCGTCGGGGTCGTCGTTCTTCTTTAGGACAAGCTTGGAAATTCGGCTCTCGTCGGCGTAGTGCGAAACGGCGGTGTTGATGCTGGAAAAGCAGAAACAGGATCGCATGACGTAGTCGATGGGGTCGCCGTCCTTGCCGCCTTTGCCGATACTGCCGCCTGAACTGGCGACGCGTGCGAGTGCCACCACGGCCTGAATGCGGAGCGCGGCGGCGCGGTCCTCGCTCTCGGCCTCGTCAAAGATCACGGGCCGGGCGTCGTGGAAAAGGGTCTGCCGTAGGTTGGCCTCGGTCGTCGTGCCGTCGCGGCGGATGGCGATGGCTCCGACCACCTTTGCAACGATGTGGTCTATGACCGTCGTCTTGCCGCTGCCGGCCGGGCCGGTTACCCAAACATGCGAACGCCATTTGAGGGCGCCGCAAATCGGCGCTGTGACAATCCAGCCGGCCAGCAACGAGGCGGAGAGGGTATTTTCCCATGTGATCCGCTCGGTGATTTCGACCAGGCGGTGTGCTGTGGCGTTGTCGGCCGGCTCCGCGCGTTTGATCGCAAGCGGGGCTTTGGCCTCGTAGATGTAGCGGCTGGGCGCCTTGGACGGCTTGGTGGTGGTGTCGCCGATGGTGACCAGTGGGCCGGTGTGCATGGTCGGCCGGCCGGCATCGATCCATGCGCCTCGGCCGCGTAGGCGGTCGCTCTCGAAAATGCCGATTTCGGCGTTGCGTTCGAACAGCGATGAAATCGCGTCGCCCACCTTGAAGTCGTTGTGTCCGCCTTTGGTCGGGAAGTGGTCGCGCCACCAGTCGGACGGGGCGAGCGTGTAGAGGTTCGCCGGGGTGTGGGCGGCTGCGGACAGGGCGATGACCTGCTGCAAGCTGTTGGGCAGGTAAAAGAACACGCCGTTGTCGAAGCCTAGCAGGCGGAACGGCCAGTCGCCCGTGAGTGCGTCGGCCTGTGGCGGCGCGTGGTCGGGCGGGGTGTCGTCGCGTGGCGGCGGCGGCGGTGGCGGCGTCCAGTCGATGGCGCGGGCCTCGATCCATTCGTCGCACGCGGCTTGGGTCCAGTGTTCGGCGATGGCGTCGGCCGCGTCCCACCCTTTGGCGCGGCTGTGGTCCCATGGGATCAGGCGGATGGGGCCGGCGCCGGCCGCGTTGCAGTGCTCTCCGACTCCGACCCATCGGCGGCCGTTCTCACGGTCGAGTCCGACCATGGTCCGCTCGCCTTCGCTGTCGGCGTCGCCCCATAGCAGCAGGGGGCGGCCGGCAAGGGGTGTCCAATCCACGTAGGCGGTTGACTTGCCTCCGCCCGGCCATGTGACCACGGGGCCGTCCCAAAGGGCTGCGGCGGCGTCTGCGGCCTTCTCGCCTTCCACGATCAATACGGGGAGGCTGAGCGGCGAAGCGGTTAGCTTGTCGAGTCGGTAGAGCGGGCGGGGCCGGTCGAACGGGAAGTGTGACCAGGCTATCTCCCCGGTGCCGGGCAGGGCGACATACCGCAAGGTCGGCGTGAGTTTCCGGCCTTCGTCCAATTCGATCCGCAACACGATGCCGATCGGCGCGCCGGCCGCGTCGCGGTAAACGAATACGCGCGACGGGTGGTAGTAGGTCCAGCGGTCGCGCTTGGGGTTCCACGCCCGCAACGTCGCGCCTTCCTTGGGGATGGCGTCCTCGGGCGTGCGAACCGCGATCAGATTGCGGTAAAGGCTGGGGGCGTCGGGGGCTTCGGGTGCTGGGGTGAGGGTGACGGGCGGCGCGTCGGCGGCTCCGCCAAGGATGGCGCACGCATCAAGGAACGAGACTTGGTGGAGTTGCGAGACGAATTCGATAACGTCGCCGTGGGCGCCGCACCCGAAACAGTGGAAAAATCGCTTGGCGCTGTTGATCGTGAAGCTGGGGGTCTTCTCCGCGTGGAACGGGCACAGTCCCTTGAAGTCCTTGCCGTCGCGGGCGAGTCGCACGGATCGGCCGGCGATTGTCTCAAGCGGGTTGTCGGCGCGAAGGGCTGCCGTGTCGTATTTCACGGCCTCGCCTGCGGGTTTCGTGTCGGTGGGTGGGCGCCTGGGGGAGAGTTCACGGCCTGCCTTCACGGTTTCGTGAGGGCAGGTTAAAGGCGCGTAAGATTACGCCGCTAGCGTAATGGTGGTGGATAACTCGGCATCACGCCAGAAAGTCGTGATAACTTAGCAACACACAACCGCAACCTGTATTGGCTGCGGCTGTGTCTCAAAATAGGGCCTTACGGCTCGCGGCGAAGTCTGACACGCGCATGGGCCTCCGCGAGTTCCTCAAGTCCTGCTTGAAGGGTTGGGCTGATCGGTTCCTCGCCGGTCGCCATGCGGCGGACGCGGCTGCTGTCGATCGCGATCATCGAGGCAAGTTGGCGCTGGCTCCATCCGATGATCGCGAGACATTCGCGTAAGCGGGTGGGAGTCATCGGGCCGGCGGTCGGGAACGGCGGAGGGGGCCATGCCTCGGCGCTGGCTGGTGTCGTCAGCGGGGGTTGCTGCAAGCCATGTGTGGCGGCGTGGCGGCTGGCGCCTAAAGCCGTCTGGTTGGCGGCGCGGTTCGCTACGTCGCGGCGGCTCTCGCCTGGGTAGGGGCTGGGGGCGTTCCACCACGCGCTGTCGCGGGCCTCGCGGATGATGTCGCGGCGGGGTGGCTGGGTCTGGACGCCTTGCGCGTCGTCCTCTGCTGCGCGGTTGCGGTCGGGTGGGGGTGGCATTGTCATGGCTGGGGGTCTTCCTTCTCGGGGACCATGGTTATGAGCGGCTCGAAGAAATCCGCGGTGATCCGGCAAGCGATAGCGCGGCGGGTCATGGTGCGCACGTAGCAACGCCGGTACTCGGTGCCGTAGCGGTCGGGGAAGGCGCGTATGGCCTTGTCCCAGCACCGGGCGGCGATGGTCCACTCGCACGCGCGTTCGGCGAGGCGCGCTGTCCAGCGGTATTGGTCGGTCTCGGCGTCGGTCATCGGGGCGGCTCCTGCGGCGGTCATACTGGCGGGCAGACTTTGGGCGAAATCGGGCAGACCGTCAGAAAACGCCGAACGTGGACTTCAGCCAGTGGGCGCCTTTGCGCTTGTTGCCGCCTTCAGATCGGCTGGGTGATGTAGGCAAGCGCCTGGTCGGCAAGCGCGCGGTCGGCGGTCACCCAAATCTCGCAATTGGTGTCGCGGGCAAAGTTCCCGTTCGGCAGCACAATGACGAATTCGCCGTGCTCGTTCTCGTGGACGCG